ATATATTTGGTGGTGGTGTAGAAATTACTGGCCCAGATGGTAAGCCAAAAACTTCTGGTGGTGGGGGTGGATCTCCTACAGGACCTGCAGGTGGGGATCTTTCTGGTAGCTATCCTAACCCAGGAGTTGTATGGAATAATGGTATACCCACTTATGATTTACAGTATTACTCTATTACTAATCCTTCAGGGTATATTGATTCTTCAGCACTAGGACCATATCTTACAGCAGCAACAGCAGCTAGTACTTACCAACCAACATTAATTAGCAGTACCAACATTAAGACCATCAACGGAGCCTCAGTACTTGGTAGTGGAAACCTAACTGTTACAGGTAGTAGTGACCCCACAACTATTGGAAGTGCTTATGGCTTAGGTGTCAATGGATTGAATAATACCATCAGTGCAACTGTATTGATACCTGCCAATTCTATTGCTACGACTAACACCATCTATATTAAGGCCTTCATAGACAGGACTAATGTCAGTGGTACAGGTTCAACAGCATTTAGATTTTACATAAACACCACCAACAACTTAACGGGTGCTACCTTTCTCGGTTCAGCAGGTTCAATGGGTACTACCGTAAGGTTCCAAAGGTTTGAACGCAACATATATGTGGACCTAAACAACATGAATTGTTTTACAACAGGTACAAGTGCATCTAATGACTACACTATCAGTGCCATTAGCTTAATACCTTTCAATAAGACCGTAGATAATTACCTCATCTTTACCGTTCAGCATTCATCCTCAGCCACTGATATAGCAGCATGGAAAAGAGTAATAGTACAAAAGTATGCATAGCGTAACAGTGAACGATATTACCTACACCTTCACTGAATGGGAGGAGGTTGATGAGATATACATTCATATATTCACCACTGAGGGTACCACCGTATGTATCCCAAAAGATTTAGTAAATAGTTTGTTATCTAAATAATTTTTATTATATTATAGATATAATATATATAATTATTTAGAAATGGATATCTTAAATTTTATTAGTTGGATTAGAGGTCGTAGAGTAGTTAACTCTGTTGACCCTAATAAAACATTACTGCCTGTAGCTCTTCAAGATGATAGAAGAGATGATGAATATTTAACAGGTGCAATTTCTGTACAAAATTTTACAACACAAGTTGCAGCAAATATACCAGCTGGTGCACAAGGTCCAATTGGACCTCAAGGTGTACCAGGACCAGTAGGACCAGCAGGGCTTAACTGGCAAGGATCATGGTCAGCAGCTGGAGTTTATGTATTAAATGATGCAGTAGGTTTTGGTGGAGCATCATATTTTTGTATTAATCCTGTTGGACCCTCCCCTACAAACCCTGCTTCTGATCCTTTAAATTGGGCACTATTAGCTTCACAAGGTGCTACCGGTCCTCAAGGTCCTCAAGGAATCCAAGGTCCTGTTGGACCTGCAGGAAGTTCAAATCCTAATTTTAGTGTAGTACCATCAGGATTAGTTTCAGCATCTTCACCATTCAATACAGTTGTTTCTTTTTCAACAATACCCGCTAATACTTTTAATAATTCTATTAGACCAATTTTTGCAATTAAAACTGCTTTACAAAAAGTAGCATCTGCAAACACTATGGTTGTAAGAGTGTACATTTCAAATAATGTTCCTTTTCAAGGGATTGATTATTTTACTGCAGGAGCAACATTAATTGCTGAAGTTGATACAGCAACTAATGGTTCAGGTCAAAAAATTGTAAAAATTGAAAAAGATGTTTTCTTCTCAGGATCATTTGCACAATTTTTACCATTGGGTCTTCCAAGTGATGGCTTTTCAGACTCTGGAATTGGAGCAAATGCAGCTACATATAATTCAAGTATATTTGATAATGGTATGTCAGTTGGAACAATTGATTGGACTCAAAACATATATGTTGTAGTTACAGTTCAATCAAGTGCAACAGACCAAATTGGAGCTAGATATTTATCAGTTGTAAGAATTTAATAATAATATATAAAAACAAAAAGTCATGGATGTTTTAAATTTTATCTCCTGGATTAAAGCAGGAAACTATAGAGAAACTCTTCCAACAGATGTTCCTAACCTGTTAGCAATTGGATCTAAGGATCCTAGTAGAGATGATGCTTGGTTGCCAATAGCAGTAAATGCAGAACCTTTACAAACATTGTATAATAACGGTAAAGTTACTCAATTAATTGTACCTACTAATCCAGTTACTTTAGATGCTCACAATGGTGTTGTAGAAACAGTATCTCTTACTACTGCTACATCAGGGCAAGAAATTTTTACTTTTAATAATACGCATATTACTGGTAGATCAACTGTTCTTTTAACTGTTGAATATTCTGGTACAGGATTTCCAGTAGTTAGTTTTAACACTTTAACTAATGGTTCATTAGTATTAGTAATTACTAATGTTGATACTATTAATGCACTTAATGCTCCTGTGTTAATTCATTTTGCGATTATTAACTCATAATGCTTAATAATCTTACCAATATATTTAATCTCATCAAATCCAGGATGGTTAAAACTGTCCTGGAAACTGATGACTTATTTGTTGTTGGTACAAAAGATGGTAAATATGATGGTAATTATAAACCTACTGCAGTACCGGTAAGTGTTGTAGCAGCAGGAATAGTTCCATATTTACCTCCTGCAAGTACGGGTTTATTTACTCAAACGGCTAATGGTCCTATAGTAACTGCAACAATAACTGAATCAACAATAATTGGTGCAGGTGTTGGTTCATTAACTATTCCTGCTAATGTTTTTCAAGTAGGCGATAGTTTTAGAGTAGATATTATGGGTCACATATCTGCAAAAAATAATGATACAATAAGAATTAGAGTTAAAGCAGGATCAATTTTACTTGGCGATACAGGTGTAGTGACCATGCCTAATATTACTAGTAAGCATTTTGATATGAGTCTAAACTTTACTATAAGATCATTAGGTGCAGCAGGTGTTGCATCTATTGCTTCTGGAGGTCAATTTACTTACTCTAAGAATGCATCAAATGCTTTTGAAGGATCAGACTTTAGTCTTGTAAATAATACAACTTTTGATACTACAATATCAAATACATTAAATATAACTGTAGAATGGAGTTCAACAAGTGCTTTAAATTCTATATATACAGAAATACTAACTTTATATAAAACATATTAATTATGTCAGTAGGAAATTTAAAAGATTATGGAAATAAAGGAAATAACTTTCCATATCAATTGCAATCACTTAAAGGTTTAGATTGTGCTTGTAACCAATTATCAGAAATTAATACTAAAAACACATTTAGTAATTTAACAATAAGCACTTTTACAGATGTTACAGCTCTTGGATTAGCTGCTCAAATTCAAGCTTTATTTGTAGCTAATCCCAATAGTCAACTGATATCTCAAAATATTGTTTATGACGGTGTTGGTGTTGTTGCATTTATTATACACACTGTATAAATGAAAAAGTTTTTATTTTTTTCATTACTGATTGTAATAGTTACAAGTTGCTCAATAGAAAAAAAATTAGCTAAATACTGTCCACTATGTACTCAAAAAGATAGTACAGTTACAGTAATACAATATAAAGATACCACAATAGAAATCCCAGGAGAAACTGTATTTATAGAAGATACTTTATTTTGTGATTCTCTTGGTAATGTTTATGCTTCTAGACTATCTGAAAAAGATGGAACAATACTTAAGCTCCAAGCTAGAATAAAGAACAATAAATACAAAGTAATTGCTAAGACAGATACTATTTATAAACTTGTACCTGGTAATACAGTTTATAAAACACAAGTAGTAACTAAAACACTAAAACCTGAAAAGATAAAATATACACCTGGGATTTTAATTTTCCTTGGTTGGAGTGGTGGTATATTGTGGTTATTTATTATATTATATATTATATATCGTGTGATTAAAAATAAATTTAGAAGAATATGAGAACAAAAATATCATTATGGGTTTTAGGAATATCTTCTTTCTTTGCTCCAGTAGAACTAATGGCAATAATATTAATGTTTATCATATTTATAGATACAGTAGTTAAACTAATTTCACTTAAAAAAATAGCTAAAGAAAGTAATAGAAAATATAGAGAAGTATTTAAATCTAAAATTCTTAGACAAGGATATGTATATAAAGCTCTTGGCTATTACATTGCAGCAGGTGCAATTTTTCCTTTAGATTACTATGCGCTTACACCATTTGCTAATGGTATACTTTCATTTTTAAATTTTTCTTTTATGATTACAACACCTGCAATATTTACAAACATTCTTCTTGGTATATTTGCAATTATAGAATTAGCATCTATTAATGAAAATTGGTTTGATATTACAGGTAACAACGTTCTTAAAAAATCTTGTGAAACAGTAAGAAAACTTAAAAAGGGTTTAAAAGATTTTTCTGATTTTCATAAAGAAATTAAAAACTAATGAAACTAGATATAAATAAAATTATACAAGCAAGATTAGACTCAGATCAATTTTTTGCTGAAGAGTCTAAAAAGACACAAATCTATCTGCATCATACAGCAGGTGGAGGCAATGCAGTAGCAGTATCACAATATTGGAATAGTAATGATACAAGAATAGCAACTGCATTTGTTATTGGTGAAAATGGAAACATAGTACAATGTTTCTCATCTAAACACTGGGCTTATCATTTAGGTATAGATTCAGAAGATTTTGTTAAGAACGGAGCTAAATACCAAAACTTAAATAAACTTTCTGTAGGTATAGAAGTTTGTAACTGGGGTCCATTAAAACTCCGTAATGGTAAATACTATAACTATGTAAATGGTGTGGTTAAACCAGAGAATGTAACAACTCTTGAGACACCATTTAAAGGTACCAAATATTGGTATAAATATTCAGATGCACAGATTGAATCTTTAAGACAATTAGTAGAATATTTATGTGAGACATATGATATTCCTAAAACTTACAGATCAGAAATATGGGCTATTGATAAAGAAGCATTTAAAGGAACACCTGGTATATATACCCACAACTCAGTTAGAAAAGATAAGAGTGATATGTATCCAGATCCTAAAGTAATACAAATGTTAAAAAACCTATAATATGAAATTTAGAAACTCTTGGAAATCATCCACAAAACAATGGGATAAAATAATGATAAGAATAAGAATTTCTTCATTAGATATCTTCTCATTTGAAATGGATATATCTAGAAACTTTTATTTATTATCAATATTAAACTTCACAATTAAAAATAGATAATACTTTATCTTCTCTATATAAGGTAATCCAGGTATATAGTATGCCTGGATTTTTTTGTTTAAATCTTTTCTATTTAAACTTTTATAGTATATTTGTGTAAAGTAACTTAAATTAAACTAACATGGAAACAACAAATCAACAACCAGAAATGGAGATGACCCCTGAACAAATTGAAGAGCAAAAAGAAAAAATGCTTGAGTTTTATAGAAATTCAATGCCTTATTTAAAAGCTCAACTAGATTATGAAAAAATGCTTTTGGAAATTGATGAAACAAGATTTAAAAGATCTAGTATTCAATATCAGTTTGCAATGATGATGAATCCTCAAAATTCAGAAGAAGATTTAGAAGAAATAAATGAATCAACTGAACCTACAAAATCTGAGGGTAGAAAGCTTAAAAGAGGATAATAATGGCTTTAGTAAATCAAGTACAGAAGAGAGTAAGAATGTCTAAATGGGATGTAGTTAAATTCCAAATTCTTACACACTGCTACATTAAGAGAATTAATCTTAGTGACTCAGATCTTAATTGCTTGACTTTATTAAGTTTTAATGAACCAATAGAATTAACAGACTTTTGTTATGATGCATCATCTGAGGATGATCCTATCTTTAAGTCTCCACAAACTGTAAGAAATAGTATAAACAAATCTGAAAAAAACAGTTTAGTTGTAAAAGATGTATCTAACAAAAAGTTAATTAAACTAAATCCAGATTTAAAAATTCAGACAGAAGGAACTATTCTTTTAGATTATAAATTTTTAGGAGATGAATCCAAGAAAGCCTAAAAGGATATATGATAATGTTTCTGAAGAATTAAATGTAAGTAAGGATTTAGTAGAAGACTTAGTAGAGTTTTATTATAAAGATGTTAGAAGACTACTTACTAATTTAGAATATCCAAGAATAAACATTGATGGTTTAGGTCAATTTGTAATAAAACCAAAAACAGTATCTGGTGCAATTGATAGAATAAATAAATCTTTAGACAATCATGATACTTCTACATTTAAGGCTTACCATAATAAAAAGGGTATGGAAAGTAAACTTGAATTATTATTAAAGTTGACTACTAAATTAAAAGAAGCAGAAATTAAAAAAGAAAAATTTTTAAAAACCAAAAATAATGAAGAACGTACTTAATTTAATTTGGCAAAATAGATCTCAAATATTTGAGGGTATTAAAAACTCCATCATTAGAGATGAAACAGTAGAGGAAATATCTAGGTTAAGATATGACATCTGTGATGAATGTCCTAGCAAAGGTAAAAAGTGTGCAGTAAAAGGTACAGCTCCTTGCTGCAATGAATGTGGATGTTCACTAGCTTTTAAAACTAGATCATTATCATCAGACTGCCCTTTAGGTAAATGGCAAGCTATAATTACTGAAGAGCAAGAAGAACAATTAGATAAACTATGAGTATAGTATTTAATGCCAAAGATCATAGCTATAAAAGCAATGATGGCTCAGAGATTAATTGGATAAGTGTTACTACACTAGTCTCTCATTTTAAAAAACCTTTTGACGCAGAAAAAATAGCAAAGAAGGTCTGTAAGAATAAGAGATCAAAGTGGTATGGTCTTAATCCAAAAGATATTGTCTCTATTTGGAATGCTGAATCAGAAAGAGCAGTAACTCTTGGTACATACTATCATAACCAAAGAGAAGCTGACTTATGCTCTTTAGCTTCAATGGAAAGAGAAGGTGTTACAGTTCCAATATTTAAACCTAATGATTTAACAAATGGAATTAAGACAGCTCCTTCACAAAAATTAGAACCAGGCGTGTATCCAGAGCATATGGTTTATCTTAAATCAGCAGGCATCTGTGGTCAGTCAGATCTCGTAGAAGTAGTCAATGGTAGAGTAAACATTATTGATTATAAAACAAACAAAGAGATTAAGACTGAATCTTACAAAGATTGGGAGGGAGTTTCTGAAAAATTACTCCCTCCTTTATCTAATTTAGATGACTGTAATTTTAATCATTACTCTTTACAGTTAAGTATCTATATGTATATGATACTAAAACATAATCCTAAATTGCAACCAGGAAGAATGTTTATTCATCATATACTCTTTGAAACAGAAGGAGAAGATAGATATGGATATCCACTTACAAAATATGATGATAATGAAGACCCTATTGTTAAAGATGTAGTGCAAATAGAAATACCATATTTAAAAGATGAGGTTGCAGCAATTATGCACTATTTACATGATAACAGACAAAATATTAAAAAGAAATGATTGTAAAACTATTTGACATACAGAATGGTAAAGTAATTCCGACAGAACATTGCTATACATTAAAAGCATTAAAAGATGTCATGGATAATTATCCTGATAATTACATCAAGATATATCAGTATTTATTTTACATGACATGTCCTAATCCAGATTTAAACCCATTCTTTTATACACCTGATTTAGATAAAGAATCCCTTATTCTTGAACAAATAGATGCAGACTTTTCTACTGAAGATGAAGATATCCATATAGCCCTACAGTTTTGTCAAAGAATGTATGAAACACCTACATCTAGAGCATATAAGGGTATTGCATCTATGTTAGATAGATTAGCTAGATATATGGAGACTACACCCATTACACATGGTAGGGATGGTAATATTAACTCTCTTGTAGCTGCAGCTAAAAACTTTGAACAAATTAGAGCATCTTTTAAAGGTGCATATAAAGACCTACAGGAAGAACAATCTAGTAGAGTTAGGGGAGGTATTGGAATGGCATATGATCAATAATGGAGATATTTGAAAACATACCTACTTATGATAATGGAACTTGGACAATTACAGACTTTTCCTCAAGAGAAGAGTTTGCTACATTTTTAAGAGATATTTTTAAAGAACCTGGTAAATATAATTTTGATGAAACTAGTTTATTATTTAATTCTGAATCCAGAAAATTTAGAGCAAATGGATATTATTGCGACTCTCCCTTTAAATCCAAAGATTTTGTCAATTACTGGGATGATCAAAAACTTAAATGCAGAAGAGGAGTTATCTATAGATCAGGAGAAAACACCTGGTATGTTACAAGAGATTATTATATGTGGCTCAACTTCTTACCAATATTTGATAAGGAACAACAAATTTTTGACTTTGCAAAAATACGTGATGCCCAGTATCACATGGCCCTCTATGAATTATTGGCAGAGCTCAACTATAAGCATGTAGCTATTCTAAAAAAAAGACAGATTGCTTCTTCTTATTTTCACATGGCTAAGCTACTAAATCAGATTTGGTTTGAAGCTGGGGTCACTCTAAAGATAGGAGCAAGTCTTAAAGACTATATAAATGAGAAAGGTTCATGGAAGTTCTTAGATGAATATGCTGCTTTCCTAAATGAACACACTGCATGGTATAGACCAATGACTCCACATAAGGTAATGATGTGGCAACAAAAGATTGAAGTAAGAAAAGGAGATAGAAAAAATGAAGTAGGTCTCAAGGGTACAATGCAGGGCATGTCATTTGAGAAAGATCCAACAAATGGTGTAGGGGGTCCAGTAAAATTCTTCTTTCATGAGGAAGCTGGTATTGCACCAAAGATGGACCAGACCTATGAATATATGAGACCAGCAATGAGATCTGGTTTAATTACTACTGGTATGTTTATAGCTGCAGGATCTGTAGGAGATTTATCACAGTGTAATCCACTTAAGGATATGATATTAAATCCTACATCTAAAGATATTTATGCAGTAGAAACAAATCTAATAGATAAAAATGGAACAGAGGGTCTCTCAGGTTTGTTTATTCCTGAGCAATGGTCTATGCCTCCACATATAGATGAGTATGGTAATTCACTTGTAGAAGATGCATTAGAAGCTCTTGAAAAACAGTTTGAGCAATGGAAAAAAGATTTATCTCCTGAAGACTATCAGTTAAGAATATCTCAGCATCCAAGAAACATTGAAGAGGCATTTGCACATAGATCCGTATCTATATTTCCACCACATCTTGTAGCAGCACAACAAAGAAGAATAGATGAGAAAGAATATGCATATGAATTCTTAGATATATTCTATGATGAGAATGGTAAGCCTAAAGTAAAAGAAACTAATAAGTTACCAATTATGCAGTTTCCTGTATCTAAAAAATTAGAAGATAAAACAGGGACACTTGTTGTATGGGAAAGACCAATTAAAGATGCAGAATTTGGGCAGTATTATGCATCTATTGACCCGGTGTCTGAAGGAAAGACAACTACCTCAGAATCACTGTGTTCCATATATGTAATGAAAGCTCCAGTTCAAGTAACTAAGCATACTGGCACAGAATCAGAGACTTACATAGAACAAGATAAAATTGTAGCTGCTTGGTGTGGTAGATTTGATGATATTAATAAAACTCATCAGAGATTAGAACTAATAATAGAGTGGTATAATGCATGGGCACTTATAGAAAGTAACGTGTCTTTATTTATACAGTACATGATATCTAGAAAGAAACAAAGATATCTTGTTCCTAAAAGTCAGATTATGTTCTTAAAAGATATAGGCTCTAATACTAATGTTTACCAAGAGTATGGTTGGAGAAATACAGGTAATCTATTTAAAGGACACCTATTAAGTTATGCTATTGAATATTGCAAGGAAGAATTAAATACAGTAACTAAAACAGATGGTACTATAGTTAAGACAATTTATGGCATAGAAAGAATACCTGATCCTATGTTAATTAAAGAAATGCAAGAATATACAGAGGGTTTGAACGTGGATAGATTAGTATCATTTACAGCTCTTGTTGCATTTATGAGAATTCAACAATCTAATAGAGGTTATGCAAAAAGAATCATTATGGATGATACTGCCAAAAACTTGCAAAAGTCAGAAAATTTATTTAAATTAAATAGTAGTCCATTTAGACATATGGGTAATAACGGTAGATTAACAAATGGTTCAGTATTTAAAAAATCACCATTTAAAAATATAAAATAACTATGCAAGTATATAACGCATTACAGTTAAAAAAAGGAGCTAAAACAGAACAAAATAGGATGGGTAGTATTACCCAACCTTTACAATTTTTATCTAAAAAAGATAAAAATGAAGAGTGGGCTGCTTGGAATTTGGACTGGTTAGAATGGAATGGTCTTAAACAAATAAGAAGAAATGCAAGAAGGTTAATGAAAAACTACAAACTTGCAAAAGGTATTATTGACAGATCAGATTATATCATTGAAGAAAACAATGAATATAGAGACATAGTAGAGCTATTAACAAGAGAAGAAGCTACAGCATTAGAATTAAAGTTCTATCCTATTATTCCAAATGTTATTAATGTTCTTGTAGCAGAATTTGCTAAAAGATCTACTAAACTAACTTACCGTGCAGTAGATGAGTTCTCATACAATGAGATGCTAGAAGAAAAAAGAAAAATGGTAGAAGAAACTCTTTTAGCAGATGCACAATTAAAAATAGCTACAGCACTACTTGAACAAGGATTAGATCCTAGTTCAGAAGAAGCACAACAACAACTTTCACCTGAAAATTTAAAAACACTTCCTGAAATTGAACAGTTCTTTAAGAAAGACTATAGATCAATGATAGAGCAGTGGTCTTCACATCAACATAAAGTAGATGTTGAAAGATTTAAAATGGATGAGTTAGAAGAAAGAGCATTTAGAGATATGCTTATTACAGATAGAGAATTCTGGCATTTTCAAATGATGGAAGATGATTATGAAGTAGAGCTTTGGAATCCAGTAGTTACTTTCTATCACAAATCACCAGATGTAAGATATATTTCTCAAGGTAACTGGGTTGGTAAAATAGACATGTTCACTGTGTCAGATGTAATAGATAAGTTTGGGTATATCATGAGTGAGGAGCAGTTAAAAGCTCTTGAAGCAATATATCCTATTAGATCAGGTGGTTATATAGTTGGTGGTTATCAAAATGACGGTACATATTATGATGGTACAAAATCTCATGAGTGGAATGTTAATATGCCTTCTCTTGCATATAGACAATATACTACAGCAGTTGCAAACTCAATTACTGATGGTGGAGATATTATAAATCAAATACTTTCACAAGGTGAAGATTACTTTGATCAAGGTACAGCTTATTTATTGAGAGTAACCCAAGCATACTGGAAGTCTCAGAAAAGAGTAGGGCACCTTACAAAAATTACTGATTCAGGAGAAGTAATTAATGAAATAATTACAGAAGAGTATGAAGTAACAGATAAACCAATATATGACACTAGATTATTTAAAAATAAAAATAAAGATAACTTAGTATTTGGAGAGCATATAGATTGGATCTGGATTAATGAAGTTTGGGGAGGAATTAAAATTGGACCAAATATTCCATCTTTCTGGGGTATGAATAATCCTGGAGGTTTTTCTCCTATTTATATTGGAATTCAAAAGAATAAAATTGGACCACTTAAGTTTCAATTTAAAGGTGATCAAAGCTTGTATGGTTGCAAACTTCCTGTAGAAGGTTCTGTATTCTCAGATAGAAATACAAAATCTACAGCACTTATTGACTTAATGAAACCATATCAGATTGGATATAATATTGTAAACAATCAGATTGCAGATATCTTAGTAGATGAGTTAGGTACTATTATTATGCTTGATCAGAATACTCTACCTAAACATTCTCTTGGAGAAGACTGGGGTAAAGGAAACTATGCTAAAGCATATGTTGCAATGAAGAACTTTCAGATGTTACCTTTAGATACATCTATTACAAATACAGAGAATGCATTAAACTTCCAGCATTTTCAAAAGCTTGATCTATCTCAAACAGAAAGATTAATGTCTAGGATACAGTTAGCTAATCACTTTAAACAACAAGCATATGAAGTAATTGGGGTTAATCCACAAAGAATGGGTCAACAGTTATCTCAAATGACAGCAACTGGTATTGAACAAGCTGCTGCAGCATCATATGCACAAACAGAAGTATTCTTTATACAACATTGTGATTATTTAATGCCTAGGGTTCATCAAATGAGAACTGACTTAGCACAATACTATAACTCTACAAAACCATCTACAAGATTAACATACACATCTACAGCAGATGAAAAAGTTAATTTTGAAATAAATGGTACTGATCTTTTAATGAGGGATCTAAATATATTCTGTAGTACAACTGCAAACCATAGATCAATACTTGAGCAATTGAAACAAATGGCTATGCAAAATAATACCACCGGAGCATCTATCTATGATCTTGGTAAGATTGTACAGTCAGACTCTATTGCTGAACTTAATAATGCTCTTAAATTCTCAGAAGATAAATTACAACAACAAAAACAGCAAGAAATGCAACAAGCACAACAGTTGCAACAACAGCAAATACAAGCACAGCAAGAAACTGAAAAAATGAAACTTGATGCTCAAGCAATGGAAAAAGAAAAAGATAGACAAAGAGATATCTTAGTTGCAGAAATTAGAGCAGCAGGTTATGGATCTATGGCTGATGTAAATAAAAATGAAATGTCAGATTATGCTGATGCAATGAAAGAAATAAGATCATCTGAACAATATCAAGAACAAACTAATATTCAAAGAGAGAAGCAAGTAAATGAAAACTACAGACAAAATCAAAAGATGGATATTGAAAGAGAAAAGATTCAAGCACAAAAAGAGATTGCAGATAGGCAATTAGAGATAGCTAAAGAGAATAAAAATAGATTTGATTCTCAAAAGAATAAAAAGGAAAAATAATACTTAGCTATATAGTGCGAAAAATTAATTTCAAAGTGATAAATTTTTGAAGTTTATTTAGTATATTAAATTATAAACAAAACCAACAAAGATGAGTGAATTAGAAAAAGGACCTGAAAAAGATCAGGTACAAGACTCTACAAGAGTAGAGCAAATAGATGTAAACATTGATGAGATGTTTGGCATGCCGGGAGCAGAAAATGTTATGCTTCCAGCAGATGAAGAAAAACCTAAGTCTATGTTTTCTAAAGAAACAGTAGACACAACGTTCCTTGACAAGCCTACTTCTAAAGAAGAAGTAGCAAAGAAAGAAGAAGTAGAAGAAACTATAGCTGAGCTAGATAGTTTAATTACTCAAGAAGAAGATGCTGGTAATAAAGGTAGACCAAAAATTGATAAATCTGGTCTTGCTGAATTAGCACAAAAAATGATTGAGGAAGGATCTTTAGTACCTTTTGATGATGATAAACCATTGGAAGAATATACTACAAAAGATTTCCGTGAACTTTTTGAAGCAAATTTTCAAGAAAGAGAAAATGCAGTTAGAGAAAATACACCAAAAGAATTTTTTCAATCTTTACCAGAGGAACTTCAATATGCAGCTAAGTATGTAGCAGATGGTGGTACAGACCTTAAAGGTTTGTTTAGAACTCTTGCTCAAGTAGAAGAGATGAGGCAACTAGATCCAAATGATGAGTATGATCAGGCTGAAATTGCAAGACAATACTTATATGCTACAAATTTTGGAACACCAGATGAGATAGAAAATGAAATCAATGACTGGAAAGACATGGATAAGCTTCAACAAAAAGCTAATCAGTTTAAGCCAAAATTAGATAGAATGCAAGAAGAAATAGTTGCTAGACAACTTGCAGAACAAGAAGTAAGAAAAGAACAGCAGGAAGAAGCAGCTAGACAGTATACAGACAATGTATATAACACTCTTATAGGTGGTGAGATTGGTGGTATTAAATTAGATAAAAGAGTTCAAGGATTATTATACTCTGGATTAATACAACCTAACTATCCATCTATTTCTGGTAAGCCTACAAACTTATTAGGCCACCTTTTAGAAAAGTATCAGTTTGTAGAGCCAAGACATGATTTAATTGCAGAAGCTCTTTGGTTACTTGCTGATCCTAATGGATACAAAAGTAAAGTTAAAGAACAGGGTAGTAAACAAGCAGTAGAGAAAACAGTAAGACAATTAAAAACTGAACAATCTAGAAAAATTACTTCTTCTGTAAATGAAGAAAGAGAATATGATTATAAAACAAAAACAAGTAAACCACAAAAAACAATCTCAAGAGGAGGTTTCTTCAAGAGATTTTAATTAGTAACAATTTAAATTAATATATCAAATGGCAACTCCAATTTTAAACAATGGGATATTCCTAAGAGATACAGCCTACCAAGCTTCATCGCATGTAGACTCTTATCACTTAGTGAATATGTTAAAAGATGCTGAACCTATGGATTTAGGTCCAGTAGACCTTTGGGCTATGGCTCAAAAAGTAGAAATGCCCCTTTACCAGCTTTCTAGCTTTGGTGGCAAAAATGTAATTATGGTAGACAATGCTCGTGGAGAGTATAAGTGGCAGACTCCTGTCTCTACAGATCTTCCATATGTACTTGAAGACATTGAACCACTTAATACTTTTAAAGGTATTGATGGAACAAGCTTCAAAATTAAATTAAGCCGCAGAGAATTTGGACATGGTGATATCATCACTTATGACAAATACAATGGGGTTGAGATGTACATTACAGATGAAGACATTCTTCCTTTAGGTAATGGTTATATTTACACTGTTCAACTTGTAAATAATGACAACACTAAATTCTTGGAAAACAAGTATTTAGCTAATGGAACTAGAATGTTTAGAAAAGGTTCTGCAAGAGGTGAATATGGTGAAAGATTCTCTGACATCATTACTCAAGCAGGTTTCCGTGAATACTATAACTTTGTTGGTGGTGCTGAGGCTCACGTACATTATTCTATCTCTTCTAGAGCAGACTTAATGATCAAAGGTGGTATGAATGCAGATGGTACAGTTCCTGTAACTGAGATCTGGAGAACATTTGACAAAAATGTTACTGATCCTTCAATCACATCTCTAGAAGATATGGTTAAAGTTATGGGTAAAGATGCTGTTAAAAAAGCATTTGATAACGGAGATTTGTCTAGAACTTTCTTGACAAATATGGAAGCAGCTCACCTTTCTAAAATTGCAACTGACATTGAGACTTACTTAATGTGGGGACAAGGAGGTAGAGTTAAGCAAGATGGTCCAGATGATATTAGATTGTCTGTTGGACTTTGGCAACAATTGAACAATGCGTTCAAAAGAGTATACAACAAAAATAACTTTACTCTTGACCTATTCCGTGGAGAAATCTATAACTTCTTCAATGGTAAGGTTGAGTTCCAAGGACCAGATCCAAAAAGATCTCTTATTGTACAAACTGGTATGGGTGGTATGCGTATGGTTAATGACGCCATTAGACAAGAAGCTATTGCATCAGGTTTGTTAATTCAGGCTGCTGATATTGGTGCTATCACTGGTAAAGGTATGGACTTGAACTTTGGATTTGCTTATACTTCATATGTAATTCCATTCTTGGCAAATGTTAAGTTTGTTCTTAACCCAGCATTTGACAATGTTCATACAAATGATATTGAGAACCCAATCATTGATGGTTTCCCATTATCTTCTTATAGCTTTATCATCTTTGATATCACTGATAACACTAATGATAATATCTTTATGTTGAAACTTTCTTGGGATAACCAATTGAAGTGGTGGTATCAAAATGGTACTATGGACTACATGGGTAGAACTCAAGGATTCCAGTCTTCTGGACAATTCAACGGGTACCGTGTGATGATGTCTCAAACAATGCCAGCTATCTGGGTAAAAGACCCTACAAAAGTCTTGAAAATTGTTATGAGAAACCCAATCACTGGTGGCTCTCTATAATAGATCAGAGTATAAGAGGGAGGGTAACAGCTCCCTCTTTTTACTTATTTTTTTAAAAACTTAAACCAACAAAAAACATGGAAACAACAGGATTTACAATGGTGGAAATTAATAAAGCTGCCACCGCAAGAAAAACAGCTATTGCTATTAGACCGTTCTTTGATAAAAATAATGCTAATATGGGATTAGAAGCTTATGATCAAGTTTTATTTGACGGAGTAAAACATCATGAGCAATTAGCCTGTCTTGAGGTTAATGGAGTAATTAGATACATCACAGGTTTAAATGAATTTGCACCTGAGATTAAAACTTTACCTACTGAGCAAAGAGAAGCTAAAGTAAGGGAAATTAGAACAGCTATTGTTGAACTAGAAAGAGAGCTAGCATCAAATGTTATAGATCCAGAAGATAAAGATTTTTGGAATAAAGTAAAATTACTTACTCCAAATAATAAAGATTTTTGGAACAAGATAGATATAAAATGTGGTAATGAGCCAGTTTATCTTGATCCTAAAGATCCTTTTGATAGAATTAAACTTTATGCTATTGAAGCTGGAGGATTTTCAATTGTAGCTAAAAGCTATGATGATGCAAGATCTAAAGCTAAACCACCTAAGTTTTATCTAGATAAAGAAGAAGAAACTGTAATGATCAGAACTGAGTACAAGAAAATGCGTAACAAAGCACTTTCTGAGCTACAGAAGTTATTTGATAAAAACAGTACAAAACTATTCTATGTTGCTAAAGTAGTAGATATTAATAGCACACAGTATAGAAAATCTACTCCAAATGATGTCATTTATGAGAACATGGATATTTACATAAATGGTGAAGGTGGAGAAAGCAACAAAGAGAGAGCAGCTAAATCTTTCCTTGATGCAGTAAATATGGATATGGAAACACTAAAAATTAAATCAATTGTTAGAGATTCCGTATTTTTTAAGTATATTATAAGTAAGGCAGATGGTCATATTTATCATGGTAAATCTAATAGCTTACTTGGTAGAAATGTATCAGATGTTGTAGAATACTTAAAGAACCCACTTAATGAGGATATTCTTAAGGATCTTACAACTTCTGTTGAAAAATTGTGGAACTCTTAAAAATTATATAAAATGAAAAAAATAGCAAAAGCCATGTATGGCAAATCAATGATGAAAGCTGGTGGTATGGTAAATGCTAATACTAAAGTTTCTGCAGATAAAACTCCTGGATCTAAAGGTGTTATCTCTGGAGAGAATGCTAAAGTTTCTGCATCTAAAGTAGCTAAAGGACGTTCAGGTGGAACTTCTAAAGCTCCTAAAACTGCAGTTCCTAAAGCTATGTATGGTACTTCTATGAGACCAGGTATGATGAAAAAAGGTGGTGCTAAAAAAATGAAATAATGCCACTAAAGAAATCTACTACTAAAAGTCGCGTTAACCAGGCTGGTGTTTACACTAAGCCTGGTATGCGTAAGTCTTTGTTTGAAAGAATTAAAGCTGGTACAAAGGGAGGAGATCCTGGAGAATGGTCTGCAAGAAAAGCACAACTTTTAGCTAAAGAATATAAGTCTAAAGGTGGTGGTTATAAAACTAAGAAGTAATGGCTAAAGATCCTCAGCAAAGTTTAAGAGATTGGTCAGCACAAAAATGGATGACATCTGGAACTTATGCAAATAAGAAGAAAGGTTCTTCTAAAGAGGTAAAGTCAAAAGGTAAAAAAAGATATTTACCGGAAGCTGCTTGGGGTTCTTTATCAGCAGGAGAAAAAGCTGCAACAAATAAAGCAAAGGCTAAAGGTAATAGTAAAGGAAAACAATTTGTTAAACAGCCCAAGGGTATAGCCCAAAAGGCGGCAAGATATAGATAGTTATGGCAATTAAAAAAACAACAACTAAAAAATCCACACCAGCTAAGAAAGCAAATTCTTCAGTTGGTATTTCCATTTTTGGTGGTAACAAAGCAGAGATGAGAAAATGGGAAATTGAATCTGCTATGTCTACATTACAAAGAGCATCTGAGATACAGAAGAATGCTAAGTTAATGGCAGATGTAAAAAAGATGGCAGCTGAGAAAGCAAAAGAATTTAATAGTATTGCTGCTGGCAAAAAGATTTAATCATGGCACAGGCAAAAACTAAGAAAGTAAAGGTTACTGCCGGTGGTGAAAAACATGTAGTATATAAGAAGACTACAAAAAAAGGAGAAGGAAAAGTTGGTCATATAATGGTTAACCATCCTACTAAAGATAAAGGACAGTGGGATACAATAGATTTGACTGCAAAAGGAAGAGCAAAAACTGTAGCACAAGGAGTAGCTGCTACAAAGAAATGGCATAAGGATAATCCTAATTACGAATATAAGGGTAAGGGATTAGCAAAAAAGAAAATGGGCGGTACTGCTAAAAGCTGTTGGCCTGGTTATGAAAAAAAAGGTACTAAAACAATGTATGGTAAAACATATAATAACTGTGTAAAAAAGTAAAGTAATGGCAAATAGTAGAGCACAACAAGCAGCAATAGCTATTTCAATGAAAAAAGCTGGTAAAAAACCTAAAAAGAAAATGTCTAATGGTGGAGAACCTGGACCAATTGATGGTATTAAAAAGTTTATAAAAGGTAAATTTGAAAAGTATTCACCAAAATTTAATTTTAAAAAATTAAATAGACTTGAAAATAAAATAGAAAATAATAAACCAATGACATCTGGTCAAACAAAGTATGTTGATTCATATATTGATGATCAGATAATAAGAGGATTGTCAAATAGAAATATTGAAAATAATCAAACAAATACAAATACTAAAATTAAAAGTAAACAATTAAAAATACCAAAAGTTAAAATTAAATCTAAGGTAGGTGGTAGTATTAAAAATACAAAAAAGAAGTAATGGCAAAGTCTCCAGCATGGCAAAGAAAAGAAGGTAAGAATCCAGAAGGAGGTCTTAATGCTAAAGGTGTTGCTTCCTATAGAAGAGCTAATCCAGGAAGTAAACTTAAAACAGCTGTTACTACTAAACCATCTAAACTTGATCCAGATAGTAAATCTGCAAAAAGAAGAAAATCTTTTTGTGCAAGAATGTCTGGTATGAAGAAAAAACTAACAAGCTCAAAGACTGCTAATGATCCTAACTCTAGAATCAACAAGTCTTTAAGAAAGTGGAATTGTTAACTTATTATATATATTACTATGAAAACTATGAAAACTTGTAAAATGGGTTGCGGCAAAATGAAAGCTGGTGGTCCTGTTAAGAAAGTAAAAAAAATGGCTAAAGGTGGAGCTACAGATTATAACTATGGTATTCCATTAAATGGCTTACCAATGCGCCCTACTAATGGTAACACAGATATTTCTAAAAATCAAATGGGAACTAACCCTACTATGAAGAAAGGTGGTGCTATTAAAAAAATGGCTGCTGGTGGATCACTTAAACCAGTTCCTCCAGGAAAAGTTGGATTGTCTAAATTACCAACAGCTGTTAGAAATAAAATGGGTTACATGAAAAAAGGTGGATCTAAAAAGAAATAATTATGTGTAGCTGTAGAAATAAAGGTAAAGTAAAAAAGTAAAGTCATGGCAACTAAAAAGACTACTGCAAAGTTTGGTGCATCTGTAAAAGTACAGAGAGGATATCCAGGTAAAATTAGATCTGCTAAAGATCAAGGTTATACTCCTATAGGTAAAAGAGAACCTGCAAGAACTAAATTTGATAATGGAGGAGCTTTAAGTGATAAAGCACCAAAAGAAGCAAAGATGAAGTTTTATTCTCCAGATGGTAACTACAAAACAGTAGTTAAAAAAAATTATGGTGAGCCTGAAAGAGCTAAGGAAACAAGAACTTTAAAAGGAGTTTTAAGAGGAGTTCCAAAAACTTCTACGCCCCCAGTACCTGTTGAAGATAAACCAATATTTAAAGCTAAAAAAGGTGGGTCAACTGATAAGAAGTGGATTCAAAAAGCAATTAATCCTGCACATAAAGGATATTGTACACCTATGACTAAACCTACTTGTACTCCTAAAAGAAAAGCTCTTGCAAAGACTTTAAAGAAAATTGCTAAAAATAGATAGTAATGTTAAATAGTACTATAACTGTAAAGATTAAACAACGGCTAAATAAATTAGATAGATAATAATGGGAAGAAATCTTGAACATAAAAAAGAATACCAAAAAAAATACTATCTTAAAAATAAAGAGAGGCTCTTAGAGTATAGAAAAAATTTTTATAATGATAATAGAGAGATAGCAATTGAAAGATCTAAAACCTGGGCTGAAAATAATAAAAGACAAAGAAAACATAATGTATTAAAATCTACTTATAACATTACTATTGATGATTTTGAAAAAATGTTAAAAGACCAAGATTATAAATGTTATTGTTGTTTAGTTGAACATAGTGCATTAAAAAATGGATTATATGTAGACCATTGTCATACTACAAATAAAGTTAGAGGGTTACTTTGTTCAACGTGTAATCTTGCTATTGGTTATGCAAAAGATAATGTTGAAATATTAACCAATATGATAAAATATTTAGAAAGATGTTAAATTCAACAATAGTTATAAAAATAAAACAACGAATCAATAAGTTGGATAGCCAGGACTATGACAACTTGGAATGTTGGCAGATAGTCGAGGCATTTAATAAAGCCCAAGTAGAGTGGTCTAGAAGACAGTTACATGGTATTAATATAACTAAGGAAGGTGATGAGCAATCTACCCGGAGAAAGGATGACTTACAAGTTCTTCTTAATAAAACTACTATAACTAATTTAACAGATAAAGGAGATTATTCTTTTTTAAGCATTCCCGGAAATTATCTTCAGTGGAAAAGAGTAGATGTCTATGCTCAAAAAGATTGCTGTGATAAAAGAAGAATGGTAACATATCTTGCAGAAGAAGGTAATGTTTCAGTTCTTTTAAGAGATAAACTAAAACAACCTAGTTTTCAGTGGGCAGAAACATTTGTTACACTTATAGATGATAGAATCAATGTTTATACAAACAATGATTTTAATGTATCTGAAGTAGACTTAACTTATTATAGACAACCTAGAAAAATCCAGATACAAGGTTGTGTTGATCCTTATACTAGTGTTCAATCTCCAGCAAACATAGAATGTGAATTTAAAGATGATATAATTGAAGTAATAATAGATGAAGCAGTAAGCATACTTGCTGGAGACATTGAATCTGGAAATCAATTCTCTAGAGGTACAGAAACTGCAGAAAGAAATAACTAATAATGGAAACAAAATCTAGACTTTTAAAAAGAAATCCTGAACCATCTAGAGTACTATCTAGACCACAGGTAACAGTAACTCAGCCTAAGAGTGAGCCTTCAAAACCACAACCTACTCCTGATGCTGGTGTTGGTGGTAGTTCATTAGATACAATGGTTGCTGCATGTGCAGTAGAACTAATGAATGCTAGAAATAGTTTTCACAAACTGCATCTTAAAGTAACTGGACCTGGCTCATATGCTGCTCATGTTGCTATCGGAGATTTTTATGATGGTTTACCAGGTCATGCTGATACTTTAGTTGAAGGTTATCAGGGTGTTGCTGAGAAAATTTTAACACTAAAAGATGTTGCTCCAAGAACATTAGATGATGTTTCTGACGGTGTTGCTTATCTAAGAGATATGTATGCAATGATTAATAAATTACAAGGCATGCTACCTTATTCTGAGATTGTAAATAACTTAGATCTAGTAAAGGATGCAATTAATTCAACTAAATACAAATTACTTTTCTTAAAATAATTTGTAAGATTAAAAACTTTTTACTATATTATAGTATATATATGTTTAACTAAAATTTAAAAAAATGGCTTATTTTAATCACGCGTTTAGAAAAACGTTTTTGGCAACAGGAGACACTATTGGTCCTGTAGCTATTACTAACCCATCCGGTGGGTCAGTAGGTAATGCTAGTGCAACTGGTGGTTTTTTGGTAACTGCTTCTCGCCCTACTTACACATTAAATCAGTTGGCTGCTGCTGCAACTACTTTACATGGTAATCTTGAAAACAACTATGTTGGTTGGTTTGATCCTAAAACTAATCTATCAGTTGTTCCTAGTACTGCTAGTGAATGTTGTCCTCTTTATCTTGCTGGATCTACTATTTACTGTAAAGATAAAGTTAGCCCATTCATTGGTGGTTATCAAGAGACTAACAAGTCTAAAGTTGTTAATCCTAAGTATGTATCTAGATTTTATGATGTAGAGCCTTGTACTCCTACTAACAATGTAGTACACGTTGGTTCTACTTATGCTAGTGCAGGTGGTGGTGTTCTTACTTTAGATCCTGCAACACTAGTAGGTGGTACAGGATACACAAATGGTACTTCTACTACAACTGTAACTGGTGGTACTGGAACTGGACTTATTGTTGAAATTACAGTTGCTCTTGGTGTTGTAACAGCTGTTACAGTTTTAAGCCCAGGAAAAGATTATACTATTGGTGATACAGTAACTATTGTTGGTGGTAATAATGACGCTACTATTGATGTATTAACTGTTACAACTGCAATTGCTCCAGTTATTTCTGGAACTAACTGTTGTAAAGAATTCTTGTGTGGTGAGACTTACTATCTTCGTTTAGATGTTAAAGGTTCTCCTGCTCTAAGATTCTTAAATCACAATGCATACTATATTGCATCTGCTTATACAGGATGCTGTCCAGCAGGAGCTATTGCTCCAACTGCAGTAGATTCTACTGAAGTAATGATCCTTTGGGCTAATGATCTATTAAACTCTCCAATTGTATCTCCATTCTTCCAAATTGCTATTCAGGATGAGGCAGGTGTTATCTGGTATGCTCCAGGAACAGATGCTACTTTCTTAGCTTCAGTTGGTGCTGACACTTGGAATAACTATGTATCTCCAGGACATACTCCAGGTGCATGTGCAGGTTTAATTCTTAATGGTGCTTATGTAGATACAAGATTTGGAGATTGTACTTTCCAAATTTCTGATTTCTATGAAGTACAACCAGTTAACTTGTATCCTTCAGAAGTAGATCTTAATGGAGATCCTTGTCAGTTTGAAGGTCTTTGTGTAGTTAATGAGTGTCTTGGTAGCCAAGCAATGGGTCTAGGAGAAACAATTCTTAGAGATGTAATTCTTTCTGAGTCTTACAGACAAAATTTCTTCTCTTCTGATTTCAGAATCAGGGAAATTACTCAAGGTAATCAAATTGTAAATGCTGTTAACAGACAAGCACTTTACTACAATGTGTTCTTACAACACAGTGTTCCAAGATTTAACAATCCTACTGGTACATTTGATAATGATCAATATTTGTTACAAGTTGTATTTACTAATGTAACAAGCGGTACTGCATTTGTAAATGCTACAGAAGACTGGTTAGATAATTGTGGAGTTTGTGAAATTGAAGTTGGTTTAAATGGATTTAATTGTGAATCTACATGTTCTGCAATTGCATTCCCAGCTCTTCCAGCTCAGTGTGGACTGTAATTAATTAAAGTTAATAAATAAAAAAGAGGAGAGAGAGTTTATACTCCTCTCCTTTTTTTATAAAAGAAAGTTATGGCAAATCATGTATTAAGTCTAGAGGTGCCTCAAGTAATGAATGAGTGCATATTTAAAATATTAGATACAAGTGTGTATCAAACTGCTAATCCGGCAATACCTGTAGTTTGTCCTACACTTAATATTACAGTTCCTGGATTTGGTTACTCTAATCAAATAGATGCAACTAACTTCTATAATGATGGTTTTATAACACTTACTGCATGTGATTTACAGTTACAAACTGTAGATTGTGGAACTAAATATTATAATCTACCTGATGGTATATATATTATTAAATATAGTGTATCCCCAAATGAAACAGTATATGTAGAGTATAATCATTTGAGAATTACACATGCTTTAAATATGTACTACAAAGTTCTTTGTGATGTAGATTTAGCAGCTTGTGATCCACCTTTTAAAGTTAAAGAAAAGTTGGAAGCACTAAGACTAATTTTTATGTATTTACAATCTGCAAAATCTAAAGTTGAATTTTGTTTAGAGCCACAAAAAGGAATGAGTTTATATAATTATGCTATTAAGCTTTTAAATAAACTATCTTGTACAAATTGTTAAACCAAATAAAAACCAATAGTTATGTCAGTATGTTCAAATTGCAAAGCTAAATTATCATGTGGATGTCAGAGAAAAACAGCATCAGATAAGACACCAGTTTGTAGTAATTGCATAGGTCAATATGAAACAAAACTTAAAGCTCAAAGAGGAAAAGAAGATTTAAAGAAATTTATTAAATAATGGCAGCACCAGTTTATTTTAGGTTTGAATCATGTTGTACTGGAGAAGTATTATACTTTCAAGGACCTACAAATCCAGTAGATATATTTTGGACAGGAATATTTCCAACACTTCCTACTGTACTAATATATGATCCAGGAGGAATATTCGGACCTAATTTTGGACTAACATCTAAATCATGTTACTATGTAACATCTGAAGTAGGTGATGGCTCTGCATATCCAACACTGCTTTCAGGTTGGATGAGTACAACTGATGCAAGAAGAGACTGTTTAGTAGATGGTGAATTATTTGTAGAATGTAAACCATGCCCATGTTACTTGTTAATGCCATGTGATGGTAGCATAGCTCCGTTTGTAACAAATTATGATTTATCAGCATATCTTTATTCAGTTACTGGTCAGAGTGTTACTTTTTATGCTTCAGATGAGTTTCCAGAAATATGTGTGCAGGTATTGCTTGCACCACCAAATTTGCAATGCCCTGTAGAGCCTTCAAGTCCATTGTATTATAAAGAAGATTGTGAATGTCCTTGCAATTGTTATACTGTAATAGCAAACTCTAAAGATTGTTATTATGTGGATTGTGATGGTAATTTTCAAACAACAGGTCCTTTAACTGGAACATTGAAAGAAATACCATGTGCATCTACAACACCATGGATTGAAGGTATTGTACCTAACTCAAAATTTGAAATAATTAATATTGGACCATGTATAAATGGAGAATGTCCAACACCATGTTATAAATTAGTAGATTGTGAAGGAATAAAAGATCCTATATATACAACAAAACCTTCACTAGGTCAATATGCAATAATTGGTCAAATAGTTAAAATTCAAGGTTATGACACATGCTGGATAGTTGCAGATACAGAAGAATGTGAATGTGCAATAGATGTTGTTGTAACTTTCACATACAATGATTGTGAAACTTGTAAAAATCCAAGTAAATATAAACTTACTAACTGTGATGACTCAGGAACAATTGTATATACAAGTTCTGATTTAAGTCCTTTTGTTGGACAAGTAATAAGAAGAGGGGAATGTCCAGGTTGTTGGTTAGTAGAAGAAATAGAATATATTCCATCTGATGTTGTAGTAACTGTATCTGCAGCATTTATAGATTGTGAAGAGTGTGGTAGAGAATATTATAAACTTACAGATTGTACAGGATATAAAGACCCAATATACACTTACACTGATCTTACACAATATATAGGATCTGTAATTAAAATTAAATATTGTCCAGAAACATGTTGGCTAGTTGAAACATCTCAAACTCCAACAAATTCTGGCATTGTAATTCCAGAAACAGAGTTTGAAGACTGTGAAGAATGTTTACTTACATTTCCATGTATTTGCACAACAGTAAGAAATGATAGCTCTACAGAAAAAGAATATTCATATTATGACTGTAGATTAGATATACAAGAATTTGTTTTATTACCTGGTGAGAAATCTGAAAAATTCTGTATAAGAGTTTGGAAAGAATATTATCCACAAACAGATTATATAGAAACATACGGTGACTGTACACAAGAAACAATACAAAGTCCATGGTTATGTCCACCACCTGTATACAAAAGAAGAAGTGTACAACCTGGATATAATACACCTGTTTGCTCAATTGAAAAATATGAGAAGATAACTTGTAAAGCATCTGAAGCATATTATAAACAAGTTCTACAATTAAGATATGGTATATCAAATTGTTGTCCTGAAGAAGACTTAAAGTGGACCATTAAAAAGGAATTAATAGATCTTGATGCTTTAAGAGACCCAGATTATGTATGCACTGAAGTAAATTCTTGTTGTCCTACATCTTCTTGTTCAGGAACATGTAACTGTAGTCCTACAATAACTACTTGTAATTCTTAATAATAATTAGTATATTATAAATATGAAACCTTTAAATTTAGATAATAGTCCATGTAGTCCAATATCAAGTAATTGTGTGATTTGGCAAGGACCAAATATTCCTTGTATAAAACTTTGTACAGGAGATACAGTATCTGATGTAATTCATAAACTTGCTACAGAATTATGTAACATCATGGATTTATTAGATGTTAATGGTTATGACTTATCTTGTTTTGATTTAGCAAGTTGTAAACCACAGAATATCCAAGAATTAATTCAATTTTTAATTGAAAGAATTTGTGCACTTGAGAGCACACCTACATCTACAATAACAACAAGTCCTTCTGGAGAAACATTAGTTACAGTTGCACCATGTTTTGTAGTTGGAGATATAACGGTTATGACTGTTGCGGAATATGCACAGGTAATAGGAGAAAAAATTTGTAATCTTATTGATCAGATTGCTATTATAAATAATCAAATTAATAATCTTGACATAAGAGTTACAAATCTTGAGAATGCTGTTATACCAACATTTACATTACCAACCTTTGTAATTAACTGTCCAATTAATACATTAATCTCAGGTAATCCATATAGAATTGATATAGTATTAGAAGAGTTTATTAATGATGTTTGGTGTAGTTTTTATGCAGCTACAGGATCAACAGCAAGTTTATTAAGTGCAGTTGCATCTCAATGTATAATAGGAACTGACTTTACAAAAGTAAATCCTGCTGCTACTTATGCGGTACAATATCCTGCATTCATACAACCAGCATCAACTATAGCAGATGTAATAAATAATATATGGATTGTACTATGTGATATTTATAATGGTACAACAGTTACAGTTGTAGGAGATACAACAAACACAATTGAGACAACAGTTACTGGTGGACCAGCATATACAGTATCTGCAAAAATTCTAGATTCAGGATGGGTAGACTTAAATGGTTTTGGGTTCTACTCTGGAACAGAAACATTAACTCTTAAACCACAAGCAAGAAGAATTGGAAATACTGTTTATTTTAGAGGGCTTATTACTATTCCAATTGATGATGGAACAGGTGTACCTTTAACTTGGCAGTTACAAAATTCTCCAGCAGTTGATACATATTATTTATCTACAACAGTTACTCCTGCATCAATAGGAGCTAATTCTGTTACAGCATCTTCTGCTGGAACAATAACATTTAATCAATCTAATTCAGTTATACCAACAAGTATAATGTCTGTTGGTGAAACATTTGATAATAATTATTCAACAAGTTTTATTGTTGGTACAAGACCTGTACAAATAGATGGTGCACCTGTAACAAGCACAATTCTTTCTGGATTATTTAGTATATCAATTTCTACTAGTAAACTATTATCAGTTAATCTACCTAAGAATGCAGAACAGAATGCTTTTTCAGGAACTGCAGCATTTAATACATCACATTTAAATTATGTTGTTTCACATGTAACTTCTGGAGATTATGTTCCTAAGTTTGATAATGCAAATACTAATGTTAATAGTAATCCTCTTTCAGGTACAATTGGTCTAGATTTAGAATATGATAATAATCTAACATATCCATTTACATGTAATGCAAATAGTGAAACTTCTGTTGGTGGTTTTAGAATTCCATTAGATGGTCTTGTTGCACATATCAGTCCTTGTACTACTAATATAATAACTCCTGTTGTTTGTCCTTAATAAATTAAACTATGGCTACTAATACTTGTACAACTTGTGGATGTAAAAAGTGTGGATGTTCAGATTCAGCATTGACAACTCCACCACCATGCCCTACTCCTGAAGGTTGCCCTAATCCATTACCATGTTCAGAATACTTTGATGCAGAATGTGTTATATATAGTGGAGATCCTATAGAGTGTATAGATCAAATTGTTGTAAATACAAACACTAACCTTGCAGATGCATTAAATGATTTAATTGCATTCTTTTGTGAGTTTATAACTGAACCAGATCTTGGTTCTGTTGTAGAGGTGTGTAATACAAATGAGTATTTAACCATTACATCAGAAACTAATCCTGCTACTGGTGTTACTACATATACCATATGTTTTGATCCAACACAGCTTCCAGCTGTTGTTATTTCAGGTGGAACAGGAATTAATGTTACATCAGTTGTTGTTGGTAATACTACAACATACACTATTAATGCATCAGCTAAAGAATTCTTTTATGATGATAATGTAGAAAATGTAAATATACAAACGGTTCCAACACCAAGTGTTTATAGTTTTCCAAGTGTTGGATATTCAACTTTAACATATACTAATCCCAGTCTTGTTGCAAAAAATTATAAAGTTTGGGTATCATATGATACAGTAACACTACCTTCTGCTGTTAATAACTCTAATATCTCTAACTGGGTTGATGGCGCAATTATTAAAACTGTAGGTTTTATTGATACTGTAATGTATCAAAATTTATCAAGACCACTTTTATCTGGTTCATTGTTAGATGGTGCAAATGCAAATGATATAGTTAATAGGTCATCAATTGCTCCTGATCAAGTTTTAACAACAGCAGGAAATACTGTTGAGTTTAGATTTTTATCAGGGCAGTTAACTTTTAACTCTTCATTTTTCTATTATATCACATTAAACCCTGGAGAAACAGTAAGTTTAAAATTTAAAACTAAAGATATTACCTCACCTGGTTGGTTATTACAAGCTCAGATGATGGTAGAAGAAAGATAAAGTTGCAGTTTGTTGGTTTCTGTAACAACTGGTAAAACCCCTGCACTCGCGGGGGTTTTGCTTTTATACTTATATTTGTTAAAGTCATTTATTTTTAGTATATTAATTATTATAGTATGAAGGAGTTTAAAAGCCCAGATGTAAAAGCCCCAAGATATAGACCAGAGGTTTTTACAATTATGGATAAAGAGTTCTTTGAGAATTTTAAAAAAAAGCATCCTAAGTATAAAAACTTAGATAATAAAGATTTAAGAAAAATTATTAAATATTTTAATAAGTCTTTTTATCAGACAGTTATAGATACAAGAGATGGAGCTCAACTGCCTGAGCAGTTGGGTTGGATTTTTATTGGTACATGTCAATCTCCTAAAAAACAAAACGTAGACTTTGTTAAGTCAAAAAAATATGGAGTAACTGTTACTAATAAAAACTGGGAAACAGATGGTAAGCTTGCTAAAATATTTTTTACAAGTTATGCATTAAAACACAAAATGAAGAATAGAGAATTTTGGAGTTTTGTTGCTTGCAGAGATTTTAAAAGATCTGTATCTAAATCATATCCAGAAAACTGGAATATGTATTTAGTTGTAGAGCCTACAATTAGAATTAAACTAAATAATTCTATTAACTATTTGGTTAATAGAACTAAGCAACAGGATAAAGAAAAATTAAAATATTATAATGAATTTGAACTATGACAACCATAGGAGAAGCAGTATCAAGAGTTAGAAATACTCTAAAGGCAGTAAAAGAAGATCCATTTTTAACTGATAGAGTTATCTATAGCTCATTAATTAAATATGGTCAAACACTCTTAAAGAGAGAAGATAATCAATTTAAGTTGATGAAGATTAGTTCTATTTTTCAAGTACTTCCATATCTTGAGCTTATTGATGTAGATAAAGTAGAAGCAGGATGTTATGGTGTGTATTCTGGGTGTTATTTTAAAAGAACAAAAGAAAAACTACCAACTATACTTGAAGGAACATTTGGTCCAATTATACGTACAGTATCTTCAATAGATGGTACAATAGAAATGTTTAGAACAGATCCTGGTACTTGGGTTTCTATGACTAAAACAACAACATTTAAATATAACACAAGAAAATATTTCTGGTACCTAGATGGTTATCTTTACTCTCCAAATATAGATTGGGAAGCACTTAGAATGGAAGCTATATTTCAAGGAGTAACAGATCCTTGTGATGAGAAAGAACAATGTGAAATAGCTCAAAATAAACTATTAACAATTCCAGAATATTTGTTTTCTGAAGTTGAGCAATTTGTAATTAAAGAACTATCAATGTCACTATCTGTTCCTTCAGATGGTCCAGATGATGGTCAAAATACTCTTAGATAATGGACTTTAACTACACACTTAAGTATAGAACATTTGATCAATTGTTAGAAGATGTAACAGTTGACTTAAATACATTTGCTCTTGAAAACATGATAGAGCCACAGCAATTAATTAAGCTGGTTAAAAAAATTAATTATGATCTTGGTTTAAGAATTAATCAACAAAAAGAAGTTATACTTGATGTCTGTCATGGTAGAGTAAAATTGCCAGATGATTTTTATACATTTAATTTTGCATTTGTTTGTGGTAATTATACACAGCATATTGGATATGATTCATATGCTGCAGGTACTACTATAATGGAAGTACCATATCAAGAAACTCCTGCAACTGTAGATGTATGTGCTCCTGCAACTGTTAACTGTAGAACATGTAATTCTAATCCATGTAATAAAACTGCAGCTTGTGATCTTAATTTTCCCATAGTAGATCCAATACCTACAGAGTATGATCCTAATAATCCTTATGGAGATACATGTATAGCTCCAAGGGTATTCATGAACTGTAAAGGAGATAAATGGGAACTTGTTCAAATAATGAATAGCTCTGGTGCAACAAGAGTTTATACAGATCTATTACCATTAAGAATGAAAGCCAGTCAAGAAATAGAATGTGACTGTCCTAATCTTTATTATAATACTCCAAACCAAGGATGGATAAAAGGAGGATTTTTATTTACAACTTTTCAAACAGGAAAAGTATATTTAAATTATCAAGGTCAGATGGAAGATGATCAAGGTAATTTAATGGTGCCAGATCATGATCTTATAAATGAGTATTATGAGTATGCATTAAAAGCAAGGATCTTTGAAAACTTATTTTTAAATGGAGAAGATGTTTCACAAAGAATTTCTTTAATTGAACAAAGACTTAGAACAGCAAGAAATAATGCATTAAGTGTTGTAAATACACCTAACTTCAAAGAGTTAGAACAAATGTGGTGGACAAACAGAAAAGCTATGTATGGTAAATACTACTATATGTTTGAAAGCTATTCTCCCAATGCAGCATATTATAGAAATAGAACTGGAAATAGAATAATATAATGGCTAAAGGTATTCAAAATACGGTACAAAGTATAACAAATAGTTTTTCAAAAGGTCTTAATAAAGATACTGACCCTTCATTTGTACAATCTGGATTATGGGTTCATGCAAGAAACATGGTAAATAATACAGATGAAGGTAGCTTAGGAACATTATCTAATGAAGATTCTAATTATCTCTGCGGCACAAGTGGAGAAACAATGATAGGTGATAAAAAAATAATAGGCTTAGTACATCTTTATTCAGATAAATGGATTGTTTTTACTGTTGCTTATGTAAACTATAAATCTACTAATTCTGAAATAGGTTTATATGAAGAAGACTATTGTAGATATAGACCTATTGTATCATCTCCTTGTTTAAACTTTGAAGAAACTAGTCTTATAACTGGAGCTTCAAAACAAAATGCAGATTGTTCATGGGAAGTATATTGGGCTGATGGATTAAATGTTGATAGATACATGAACATTGGTGATCCTAAAACTTGGCCAGATCCTAATTATGTTTGGGGTGGTTCTGATTCAACAACTGCAGGATTTAATTATAATTACTATTTAGATGCAAATGGTGTAAAGTATCTTTGGCCTATTACAGCATGGGAACAAAAACCTTCATTAGGACCATGTATTATCTATAATGATACTAATCAACTTGACTGTGATAAAATAAGATTAGCATCACTTGTAAAAACACCTTGTGTAGAATTATCTATTGCTCCAGGAACAGGAACTCTTGAAAATGGAACTTACTTTGCTGTAATTGCTTATACAATTAATACACAAAAAGTAACTAACTATTTTTCACCAAGTAATCTTCAACCTGTATATACACAAAATGATTTATCTCATGGATCATTACTTTTAAAACTAGATTTAGATACTGAAAATTTTAGCCAATTTGAATTAGTAATAGTAAGATCAATAAATGAAAATGTACAAGCAAAGCAAGTAGGATATTATTCTACATCATTAACAACAATACAATTAGATGACATTGCACAAACTCTTGTTACAGTTCCTCTTTCATATTTAAATATTTTAAATCCAGTATATGAAAAGTCAGATCAAATTGCAAATATTGGACAGTATCTACTTAGAATTGCACCAACATCAAAATTTGATTTTAACTATCAACCACTAGCTAACTTAATTAGTACTAAATGGGTATCAGTTGAATATCCTGAAGATTATTATATTACTGGCGGATCTAAAGTAGGATATCTTAGAGATGAGGTATATGCTTTCTTCATTAGATGGGTATACAATACTGGAGATAAATCTGCATCTTATCATATTCCTGGAAGAGCAAAAGAGATTTATCCAACTCCTAACCCAGACAATGTACCTGCTAATACTTTAGATACTGATACTTACTTTGATAAAAATAGTTTTGTTGATAATAAAAGATTATTTGAAACTGTAAATACAGCTTGGCAAACAGATACATTTGCTCCAAACTATCCAATACTTCCTGATGGTGGTGTTGTTTTAGCTAAAGGTATAATGGGTTATTGGGAATCAACAGAAAAATATCCTAATCAACCTGATGTATGGAACTCAAGTGCACATTGCTGGACAGACTCAACAGATGTTAGATATGATCTTTGTGGAGAACCAATAAGACATCATAAATTTCCTGATAATGGTTTAACTCCTGAAACATATCACTTTAGAGTAGAGAATGCTAATGCATCTGATGGTAAAAAGTTTATTAGAATAATGGGTGTAGAGTTTGACAACATTATTTATCCAAAAGATAATGATGGCAATGATATACCTGGTATTGTAGGTTATGAAATATTAAGAGGATCAAGAGAAGGTAATTTAAGCATAGTTGCTAAAGGTATGATTAATAACTTTAGAACTTATCCAATACAAGGAAAATCAAAAGGTA